GAACGTTTCGTTCTTAAGAATGCATTATATTCTCAAAGAAATGGGAATTAAAAATAATACATTCTTTTTACAGCTTTATGATGAAACTTTGTTAGATATTGATCCATTAGACGAAGATTCTTTAACAAACGAACAAAAACTTAGAGTTCATATAGAAATAAGTAAAAATCCTTGGTATTATTTCCGAGAAATAGTCAAAATTCCAATGACTGATATTAAACTGGATTTTGAATTAACTAGAGCAACATTGGCAATTTTATGGACATTGATAAATGACTTGCACTCATATGTAGTTATTCCTCGTCAGTGTTATAAATCTTATACAGTTGCTTGTTTTTATTCTTGGATTATATATTGGGGAGCTAAAAACTTTAATGCTGCATTTTTTGCACAGAATGATACTCTTGTAACACAGAATTTATCTCGTGTAAAAGATGTTAGAGAATCGCTTCCGTCATATCTTAATCTAAAATCCAATTTAGATACAGATAACGTACATTCGATTATTTATAGAACAGGTGAATATTCTAATACTATTACTACTCGTAGTCCAGGCAATAATGAAGAATCTGCAAACAATGTAGGTCGTGGTGCTTCTACTATGGGTCAATGGTATGATGAGTTTGCTTTTATTCCATATATTTGGGTACAGTATGGTGCTGCTATTCCTGCATATTCTACAGTTTCAAAAGCTGCAGAACGTAATGGATCTCATCACCATATTATTATTACCACTACTGCTGCTAATAAAAAATCTAAAAGCGGTGGATGGGCATATCAGTTTTTCAATGATTGTGCACCATTTACAGAACTCCTTTACGATTGCGCTGTAACCGATCAGTATGGTAATTATATTGGTATAGATAAAGATGCTGTTCAAGAATATATTCAGAATAATAACCATGGTAAATTCTTTTTAAGAATTGAGTACCAATGGTATGAGTTGGGTAAACCAGAAACATATCTTGAAGAACAAAGACGTGAAATGGCTGGTATGGATGAATTTGAACGTGGTATTCTTAACCATTGGACAGATTCTAATAGTGACCACCCATTGGGTCAGGAACGTATTCAAGAACTTATGAAAACTGGTATGGATCCAGTACGTATTATCATGGTTGATAGAATTTATGTTTGTAAGTTCTATAGAGATCCCGATCTATTACGTTCACAATCACATCACATTGTGTTTGGTATGGACTGTTCTGGTAATAATAGACGAGACTTTTCTACATTAGTTGGTGTAGATGTTACTAATTCTGAAGTTGTATTCACTATGAGATGTAATCAGTTCTCTATTATACGTTTTGGTAGAGCAGTTGCATATATTTTAACATATTTGTTTCCAAAGAGTGTACTTATTCCAGAAAGAAACTACACTGGTTTGCCTGTAACAGAAATTATTGCAGAAAATATGAGTCAATCTAGAATATACAAAGATGAAAAAGATGAACGTCTTGGTGTATCTATGGTTCATAATTTGCGTAAGTTGATGTATGGAGATGTAATCCGTGTGTCTATCTTTGAGCATGGTAATAAGATACATGATAAAACAATTATTGACGAAATTGCAGGTTTGATTACCGATAAAAATGGCCGTATAGATCATAAACAAAACGGTGGACACGATGACCTTCTTATAGCATATCTTTACTGTAGATGGTTCATTATGTATTGTAAATCTAAGAGTAAATATATGGATTTGATTTATTTCAATTCTAATCTCGACGGAAATTATACTACAGAAGAATTGGATGAATTAAATAATTATGCTTATGGAGGTTCTGATAGAGCTATGATGGATTACGTATTTGGCGATAGAGGTAAACTCAAATCTATAGAAAAAGATTTAAGAAATAGGGATAGAGATAATGCCCATGTAACAAACAGAATTAAACTTGCTATGGATAATGCTCTTGGTCAAAGTGGTTTCGAAACTGAAGAGACTTCTTATGGAGCAGAGGATTATTTAACAAATTATGATGCTTCTCCTAAGATTAAAGAAGAAGACATTATTGTAGATAAGATTGCTGATGAATACATTAATGATGCTCCAGAATATGGTAAAACCAGAGATGATGGAACTTATGTATTCGATGATGATGAACCTGAGAAAAAAGAAGCTGAAGTTATTGAAAAACGTGATACTTCTAATGATCCTCATTCATTATTCAAACAATCTTTCGCTTGGGCATAA